GAGTTGCCATTCGCATTTTACTGCTGGCAATATGAACTTCATCTGCAGAACTATAAAATGTACTAAATTCTTTATAAAGACCATTAATATCTTTACCCAATTGTAATGCAGCTTTAATACCCTTCACTGCTCCTTGCGCCATAGCAAAGGCAGTAAATGGATCTATCATTTTTTCTCACGCCAAGTTATACACCAGACGGTTCTCTTAAATGGATCGTTAACATCAGTAGACCAACCCCAGCGAATGCATTCATAAACAGCTGGAGAATATATTGCTGGCGGTTGAGTTAAAACTCTTGGCATCGGTGGTATAGCATCCATACAAAATTTTAATTGTAGATTAACCGATTGGGTTGTTGTTTATCGTTGGCATTTTAAACAGATTATCCCAAGGTCCAGGTTCTTTTTTACCACTCGGTGCAATCTTTTCATATTTCCAATATTTGTAATTCATAGAGACTTGCATCTTCATTACATCTTTATTGTCATATCCTAACTGAATCTGAGCAACTGATTTTGGATAACATTCAAACATGGTTATCTTGTATCGAGATTCACTACGAGCATCTTCAACTTCAATTGTAACATCTGTAATATAATTTTGATAGTATTCAAATGTTCTAGTTTCAGTATTCTGAATTGAATGTACCCAACTATCAAAATAATGTTTTACTGACATATCCTGATCGACATAATAAGTCATATTACAGTTATCATATAACTTCTCATATGGCATTTCACGGATTTCTCCGAAAGTTCTGCTGGGGGATGTTGATATATTCAACCCAGGGATTGTTATGTCTGAACAGAATAGTAGAATTTTTCTATGATCATCACCTCTTGTTATACTACGTAATGATGCAGGTTTGCCCATTGTAACAGTATATCTGGCATTGCGCATTAATCCACCAGTTTTAACACTGGCTATAAATTCTTGAAGTTTAGATGTTGCCATATTATCCCATTTTTCTTTTTGAGTCCAACCAAACTTGATCTTTAGTGGCACCTGCGAATCTCTCGACAGGAAGCATCATTGCAGTTGCCCAGTCTTCAGCGCCAATTTGTCTAAATGGTGAACGGACATGATCAGCTAGATAATGTTTAACGCAGGGAATCGCCGCATTATAACGAGATACCCCATCTATTACTGCCCATGAATATTTTAATTTTGTGGTTTCATCTAGTTTACTATTACTTTTAAACGTCATTAGCTTATCAAGCAGTTTAATACGTAGCTGATATGGTAGATAATGCATATTCAAACCGAGGAACCCTGACTCTAGCTTTCTAAATGGAAACACTAATGGGAATCTGTCGTAATATGGAAGAGTTGCCTTTAACTTTGGGTCGTAGAGAAACATATACAGTTTCCCAGGCAATACTGAAGTTTTAAGAGCAGATGGATCGCCCTTTAAAACTTTAGGTGGTGTTATTTGCTGCTTACTCATAAGCAGAACTTGTTGATCAAACCAGCCACGAGATTTCTTAACAGCAGATGCTAAGTCATATTGGTTGTTCTGGAATACGTCTTGGAGGGTAGATGGATTAGTCGCCATAGTATTATTTAGGCTATTTGATGCCCAGTTCATGTTCAGTTATAATTTTAAATTCCCAGCCGCGATCTTTAGCATATTCTGTAGCAGCTTTCCACTTAGCCTGATTTTTAATATAAGTCATAGATTCTGTAATATATCTTTGAGTTTTTCTACCTGGATATACTGGCGGAAGCGTTTGCTTATATGGTTTGACTTCGACTAAATAGGTCTTAAGTAGACCATCTGTCCGTTTAACCTGAATTTGAAAATCTACAAAATATCGATGCATTCTATCATCGGTTGGACATCTGTATGGAACTATAGTTTCCTCAGATTTCCATTTAATTACTGCTGGGTTTTTGTCGCACCAGGATGCGAATTTGGTTTCCCAGCTCGACCGCATCACGATTGTAGTGGGGTCGCCAGAATATTTCTCTGTAAACAGAGGTTTGTATAATCTCTTATGAAACATATTGCCTAAATATATGTAATAACACCGTTCCTCTATTTAGGTAAAATCTATGGATATTTTAAGCAATTATGTAGCGTCTGGAGGAAACTCTTTAAAAGGCGCGGCGCAAGGTGCCGCTGGCTTGGGATCAACTCTCAAAACGAAATCAAGTACTCTACAAACACCAGCTTCTGGACTTAATGGTTCTGATGTTAGTAAGTACAACATAGCCAATTATTCATACCCAAAAGATATTATGTCTTCGCAATATGGCGGTAATTATGCCATGTTTTTCATCAACGTCAATATTGATTCTAAGTTAGCAAAACCTGAGTCTGGCGCTGAGTTTGTTACCGATATTCCACCTCGTATGCGCGGAGATTTACTTGCTAAAGGTGGTACCGTCGCTGGCATGGTTGGAACAGCGACCGCAGCTGGGGCAGTCGGCGGTGCATTGGCAGGTGGTATCCTATCAGGTGATATCAAAGGTGCTGCCAGCGGAGCTATTAAGGGTGCCTTAGGGACTGCAGTTGTAGCAGGTTCACTCGCTAAAAATTCAGTCACAGCAACCCGTGCGCAGAAACGATTAAAAACAGCTATTGCATTACATGTACCAAACCAGTTGAGTGTTCGATACTCTACAAACTGGGAAGCAGAAGACACCTTTGCATATCAAGCAGCTGAAGATATTATGAAAGGTCTCGCATCAGGTGCGGGAGGTCAGGGTGGTTCTGGTACTGGAAAAATAGGCAAGGCTTTAGTAGGTGCCGTCAAAGGCGGTGGTGGAGTTGCTATGGATGTAATAGCATCAGCTGGTATGTCAAAGGCTCCTGGTGGCATGGCGATGTCGGCTAAAACGGGTTTAGCTGCAAACCCAAAGAAAGAGCAAGTATTTAAAGGTGTTGATTATCGCACCTTCTCTTTTGATTATCAATTTTTCCCACGAGATGCAGATGAAGCTAAGAATGTTATTAATATCATTCAAGAGTTTAAATATCATATGCACCCAGAATTTAAAGATTCAAACAACTATTTGTATATCTATCCATCAGAATTTGATATTACATATTACTCTGTAGATAACAAAGAAAACAAATATTTACATCGCCACACTTCATGTGTATTGACAGAACTTAATATTAATTATACGCCAAATGGGCAATTCACTACATTTGCAAATGGTATGCCAACGCAAATTAATATCACTATGAACTTCCGCGAACTTGGTCTATTGACTAAGGATATGATTAAGGCAGGTCTATAATGTATTTCGAAGATTTCCAAAAGTTCTTATATGATTTCGATATAAAAGGTGAGCGTAAAGTATTTCTAATAACAGATATTACACGCAATATTCGTTTCCGTAGAGATGTGTTAGCCAATATCCTTTCATATGATGAATATGATATTGTAGATGGTGAAAGTCCAGAGATTATCGCTGAAAAGTTTTATGGTGACCCTCAATATCATTGGGTTATTATGTTGGCAAATGAACGATATGATTATCGCGCAGATTTCCCATTAACATATTCTAATCTTAGTTCATATGTAACAGATAAGTATGCCGATCAAGTAGATGCTATCCATCATTATGAAGACTCTGCTGGAAATATTGTATATCAAACTGCTGACGGTGCGGTGTCAGTTTCAAATCGTCAATTTGAAGATAATGTGAATGAATCTAAGAGAAGAATTAAAATAGTTTCACCATCATTGTTAGCTACTATATTACAGAATTATAAAGACTTTATCTAATGGAAACAGCACAAACATTGAGGTTTGCTGGTGATGTTAATATTGATATGGTCAATGTTATCTCATCAAGTGGAGTTTATCAAGACATAACTAATCAGATACTATCGATTCAGATTTTTGAAGATTTATTTTCTCCATTTATTACAGGGAGTATTGTTCTTAAAGATCCAGTTGATCTACTTAATATATTTCCATTCATTGGCGAAGAAACATTAGAACTTAAATTATCAACACCAACATTAAAGAATGGTAATATAAATCAAAGATTTTATATTTACAAAATGACTGACCGTGATTTCGTCGGCGATAAAGTAGTTGTATATCAACTCCACTTCACATCATTAGATTCTATTATAGATTTAAATAAAACTATTAGTAAAACTTTCTCAGGTAAAGTATCTGACATTGCTAAAACTTTATTGACAGATAAAACATTAGGTTTACAAGTAACTAAGAAGTGTATCATCGAAGAAACTTCAAATAGCACAAAGTATATTTCTAATTTCTGGTCTCCAATTAAAAACTTATTTTATTGTACACCGAATGCAGTCAATAAAAATAAGTCTCCGAGCTATGTGTTTTTCGAAAATAGAGACGGATATAATTTCGTTTCATTAGAATCTTTATATCAAGCCCCTACAATACAGAATTTCACTAAAGATAATTATGTTAGAGACGAGCGTGCGGGAGGTGGTAATATTAAAGATTTGAATAAAGATTTTGAAAGAATTGGAACATTAACTATTCCTGTTCAATTTGATTACATCTCGAGAATTCAAAGTGGTATGTATGGGTCTAAACAATATACTCACGATATTACAAATAAAAAGATTACTAGCACTAATTATGATTTATTGCAAACTTATGGCAAACGCAAGCATTTAAATGAAAATCCGTTAGCATCGAGTAAAGCTGTATATCGCTATAATTCTAAAATTACATACGAGCAAAAATATTATAATAACTTTACGAATTTTGGCGATTCAACTAATTCTTCAACTGCACAAGAACGATTATCAATTTTAAAACAGATTGAAACTTCAAAGATTGAAATTACAGTTCCAGGTAGATTTGATTACACTGTCGGTCGGAAGGTTTTTGTTAAGTTAAATAGAGTTGAAACAATGTCTGAAAAAGATAAAGATATGACGGATAAAATGTTATCTGGCAATTATTTAATATCTGCAGTAAATCATTATATTGATAGAGAACGACATGAGTGCGTGATGGAATTGGTTAAAGATTCTTTGATGCTTGATCTTAATAAGGCGAAGAAATAATGCAGTTATATACTGGTGTAGTTGAAAATAGACAAGACCCATTAAAACTTGGGCGATGTCAAGTACGTGTTGTTGGTTTACATACTGATGATAAAACCATGCTGCCGACTGAGGACTTGCCTTGGGCATATCCAATGCAGCCAGTGACGTCAGCTGCGATTAGCGGTCTTGGACATTCACCGATAGGTGCGGTCAATGGTACTTGGGTAGTTATTATGTTTCGTGATGAAGATAATCAACAACCAATTATGTTGGGGACTGTAGGTGGTATGCCTCAGACGAAATCGGGGCAGAGAGCAATTGACGATTCAAATGATTCTATCATACCACAAGATGGTGTGTTAACTTCATCTGATGGAACTGTCGTTACTTCTGGTGATGGAACTCCAATTAAAACTGGTACGAATCAAGCAAACAATTCTGCACCAAAGGCACCATCTCCAGCACCAGTAACACCTCCTACAGCGGCTGATGTAGCAGCATCGGATATTCCATTAGTTCCACCGCCAAAATCTGGTGCATCATCCAAAGCTGTAGCTGGTATTAAAGCACTAATTGCCGCGTGTGATAAAGTTGGTCTTACAACAAAATATGCAAAATGTGCATTACTTGGAATCGCGGGTGGTGAAAGTAAATGGGAACCTCAAAAAGAGGGTATGACATATAACCCTGTTCGTCTTAAACAAATTTTCTCTCAGTGTTCTGATGAGCAAGTTGAAAAATATTCTTATGCTGAAAAGAAGGGTATGTCTAGAGCTGACTTCTTTGCATTCTTTTATGGAACGACGTTTAGTTCTAAAGGTGCCAAGCTAGGTAATAAATCTGACGCTGATGGTGGAAAATATTTCGGGCGTGGGTTTATTCAATTGACTGGAAGATATAATTATGAGCGTTACCAAAAACTTGGTAGAGCAGCTGGATTAGATCTTAACATTGTAGAGGATCCAGATTCTCTCGATACAAATTTGGATACATCGGCATTAGTTGCTGCACTATACCTTAAAGATCGAGTTAAAGGTTGGGAAAAGTTAATGTATGAGCCAGGGTTTTTCCTAGCTGCAAAAACTTCAGTTGGTGTTAATAGCCCAGACATTGCGTTAGTCAAAAGAAACTATTATGAATATTTTCTTGGTGGTTCTGTTGGTCCAGAATCGACTAATAAAAACGCAACTGCATCTGAACCAAATTTAAGTAAAGAAGAAATAGCAGCGGCGCCACCTGATAAAAAGGAAGCTTATACTGAAGATCGTTCTATGAACTCGGCTCAGTTGGGGTTTACTGACCCAAATGGAAAATATCCATTACGTGATCACATGAATGAAGCTGATACGAACCGTCTTGCGCGTGGAGTAATTGAAGGTACATGTTTTGGCTTTAAAGATGCTATTCGGAAACTAAATATTCCAGTAGCAGGTGGCGGCACTTGGTCACAACCACTATCATCTTATAACACGGTATACCCATTTAATAAAGTATTTGAGTCTGAATCTGGTCACGTGATGGAATTTGATGACTCTCCTGATGGAGAAAGAATTCATCTATACCACCGAAAGGGAACTTTCTTAGAAATGGATCCAAATGGGTCTCAGATGAATGTCATCGTTGGCGATAATTATCAGATCGTAACACGAAACAATAATATTTACATCGTTGGTACCGCAAATTTAACTGTCGGCGGCAGCATTAAAATTTTGGTTCAGGGTGATGCTGATATTGAAGTTGATGGTCAAAGTAGCATTATGCTTAAAGGTGATGCTGCAATTGGTGTCGCTGGCGACTTAGATATGACCGTTGGCGGCGACTATAACTTAAAAGTTGCTGGAGCATTTAACGTAGACTCTAGTAAAGCTATATCTGTTAAAACTGCAGAAAATTTTAATGTAGATT